AGCTTCTCTGCCATCTCCCTGGCAAAGACATCCCCTGGCCCATCGTTATCCGGGACAACCCAGACCTTTTTAAAACCCGAGAAATATTTCTGTATGAAGTCTGGCTGTTTCTTGAGCAACGGTTTCAACGCCTTTGCTCCACCAGCTATACATGTGGCAGGTAACCCGACCTTCTCGATCAGGTTGTCGACATCCTTCTCTCCCTCTACAAATATAACCGCAGGCTTATCATGTATCTGATCCAGCCTGTACGGGACCTGTTGAACCCCGTCCCAGTTCCATATCTCCTCGCCATTGGAACCCTTCCTCAGCCTCCTGAATTCTTTTTTCGGGAACCGGATGACTTGGTAGAGGCTCCTGCCGTTTGCGTCCTTGTACGTGTAGACCGCTTCTGCACCTTGCATTCTTTACCCCCAATCTTTGTTAAAATTACGTTAGCATATCCTCGTTTTCCAGGGTCAAGTCCTCTTCGTACTGCCCTAACATCATCAACCTGAAAGTCGTCAGTGTACACAAATCCTTGTAGGGAGTCGAGAACTGGTTTGATTCTGTTATCAACATCCAGTCTTCTCCGTGTCGGAGGGTGTAGTAAAATCGTGACCCGTATTTTGTCTTCATTTTGAAACAGTAATCCAGGTTCGGGAAACAGCCTTGCAACTGCATCCCGAAATTTCTTCGTCTCCTTGGTTACATAGGTCCAACCCCTCCAGTCAGACCGCCACTGAGAGTTTAGGCTCGGTGGCCACGGAAGACGCATTCTCACGCAGTAGCCATTCAGGTTCTTTATTATCGTGGAAGGAGATACCATCATACAGATCGGTATCAATCGATAACCTTATGGTTCCTTTACACCATAAACTAGGATCATCGAACAGTGCAATCTCATCCTCCCAGCCGATTGCAAGAGTACTGAACAGAAATATTTTCCTGTTGATAATGTCCAGGTATTTTTTCCGCCTCCTCTCTGCATCAAGTCCACACCCCGGGAAACTCGCCCAAATAGCTCCAGGCTTTACACCGTTAGTATTTTTATAAGCACAAGTGCTTTTTAAAACACGCCCCGCCTTAACCTGAATAAGCCTGACATCATTCCCCCTGATAGCTACCAAATCCTGGATTGGTTTCAAAGTAGGGGGAGGGGTAAAGGTGACCCAACCGTGTCTCACAAACAAGGCTTGGGTGGCTATCTCGGCCAGTGCACCTTTAACTGTGTTTTCATCATACTCTTCGTATGAATCATATCCATCGGCTACTAATTCCTCCCATGTTGGGTAGCCTTCCCTAGAAGGGGATTTCATCACTCTCCTCAGGTTCAGCACTCATTGCACCTAGAGGGGTAGCTTCCAGGATCTCGTTATACCCCCTAGCGTTTGGACCATACTTCACGCTGACAAACTTCCCTGCAATATCATGGAAGTCGGTCATCTTCGTGATACCCAGAGCCTTTGCAATCATAGCAACCTTGCCGCGACTGATCCCATCCCGGGTTTTACCATCTGCAGAATCCTGGTTGCTCAACCAGAGATACACCCTGATCCACTCACCCTGATACTCCCCCTCGGAAACCTCCAGTGGCAGCATCTGCTTTTTGAACCCCTTCCTGTCTGTATAGACATTGGGACGGATTAGCTGGACCTGTACATCGTACTGTCCAGGTGGAACCTCTCTGCGCTCCCGGGTCTCACCGGACGAGGCTGCCTCTTCATCCACATTGTCGATCATAAAGGCGGTGCTCGCCTCTGTTACTACCTCTTGTCCGTCATAGTTCATTTAGTCTCCTGTACGGAAGGTTTCTTGGATCGGCCCCGTGACTCCTTGACCAATTTGAAGTACGTTGCCATGTCTGCCGGACGAATTTCCGACGGAAGTGAAAATCTATTCTTACACTCAACACCCATGGTTGCAGATGTATACAACACCCGGTCATTGGTCTTGATCCCCCGACTGTCTGTCTTTCCAAAGTCTCCTGTCCTCGTTACCACCTTCGTGAACGGAGCCAGAAAGAGCACGGAGTCTGCCCACTCCTGCAAGTCAGCAGACACCTGCTTATTCAACTTCAGGGAGTTGGAATCATACGGTTCAAGGTGGGGCTTGTCAATCCTGACAATCTTCGAGTGACAAACTATGATGGGCGTGATGCCCTTGTGCTCGGAGAGAGCAGTGATCGCACTCCACAGTGCAAACATACGACCACGCAGGTAGGATGTACCCTTACCATATCCACCGCCAACAAGCTCGAGAATCCATTCCTTGTGCTCATGGCATACACTGGAAATAGCCAGCCTCTCAACTGCATCCGCAGCATCCAGAACCAGATACCTCCGGTCGTGTTCCTCGGTATAGAGTTTCCTGAGAAACCCCATAATCGTGTCCCACCTATCGGAGTTGGGCTTGTGAGGGTCCTTCTCCGTGTTACTGGGCTCCGACGGTATCGCATCGAAACACCAGAGGTCATCCTGCTGTGCGATAACCTCCTCCGCACCATTGTCCGTGTTAATCAACACGGTCTTCGGCAGGGAACAAGCAGTGGTAGTTTTACCCGAGCCTGGCTCCCCAAAGAGGACAGTTTTTCCAGGCCTGTCCTTCGCCTTGGTTCTGACACCATCTATCATTTAGTCTCCTATGTAGAGATCGTTTAAATCTACGCTTCCCCAGCCTTTCATTTCTATAACCTTCGAGCGTTTTTTCCACCGCTTGATACCTGCATCTATATCATCCACGTACCAGCGCTTGCAACAGGTTAGGCAAAAGAGGTGGTCTGCCCTCTTGCTGTTGTTTGAAAGCCACCAGACCGTGGCGTGACCATGGTCCTCATCGAGACACCAGAAATTCCCGTTATCACCACGGTCATATCCGAGTTCGATGAACCGGGCCATAATCTTCCTGTCCCGGACACGAGTATCCACAGTATGCTTCCCCCAGAATGCTTTATTCCAGAGTCCCTTGTCTTGACTCATGTGCCCTTATCATTTGCTCGACTGACTCCAAGGCGTTTCTAACCCACTCTGAACTTTGAGCGGTTTTGTCCCTTTCGAGGTCGGCCTCTGCCAGTTTCAGGTAGGACCTTACAACCCTCAGATCCGTCAGTAGTTCATCCATTCGGTTCCATCTTTTTCAAGGAAACAGGGTGTGCTCGTTCCAACATAGGAACCGATCACGTTGTATCCAAAGTACTCCAAGGCAGCGTCATGATCCATCTTATGCTCGTTCTGGAGTATCGCGAGACACCGATAGAAGTCATAACAGACCCTGGGTTCTCCGCCAAACTGTGTCACAACACCAATCAAGGCATCATCAAACCCGTCGAAGAAAACCATCTCAGTGTCAGGATACATATCCTGCAACCGCTCCCTCTTCTGCTGGTCCAGTTCATCTGACATCGGTTATTTGATCGAGAATGGCCTCGGGTCCCTTGAAATATTCATGATGGCACCGTACAAAAAACTGGCACCATTTCTGACTGCAGAGGGGGTGAGACCTGTCCAAAGGAAAGTACGAGTGATCGAGCCTCCAGGAGAGGTCCTGAAGCCTGTTCACCGTGTGAAATACGTCCTCAGCGTTTACGTTGATAGCCACAATCTGAGGGGCAGACCCCGGGATTAAGACATGGATCTCACATCTTGGAATATCCTTGGTCAACCTTGTCCGCATGTACCAGACCGCATACAGGGCGAGCTGATGCCTCCAGTCCTGCTGGGAGATTTTATAGTCACTCAACTTCTTCGGTTTCCGTTTGAAGTCAACGATTATATCCTCTCCACCACGATTGGCAAGCATGTCGATGACGAGACGAGTGGGCCTCGCCATTGAAGCAAACCTGAGGTTGCCCTTCTGCTGGAGAACCAACGGCTTGTAGTCAACACACTTCATGTAGTACTCCGCACCCGAAACTGATGCATCCAACTCATCCATAACCAGCTTGAGATCCTCGTCAGGTAGCATCGAGAGCATCTCATCGATGGCCTTTAATCCCGCCTGCTTCATCGGTACCTCGGGAGACCCATCTATCATTGGCCTGAGCTGACTGGAAACCATCTCCTCCATCAGAGTCCCCGATGCCGAATAA